CCGAAAAAGTCGGCTCAATGTATAAATTAAAGTATTGGAATTCTAGTTATTGTGAAGTCCTACCGAAAGGCTTAGATTATGTGGTCTTTGATTTTGCCGTTAATGCAGGCACAGGGCGAAGCGTTAAGACGCTACAACAAGCAATCGGATGCGTGGCTGATGGAGTTATCGGGCCTAAGACTATGGCAGCAATTAATGATGCAAACCCTAAAGACCTTATTGCAAAGTTTTCAGACGCTAGGGCAGACTTCTATCAAGGCATAGTTGCAAGAAAACCCGACCAAGCTCGCTTTATTAAAGGGTGGCTTAATCGGGTTGAGGATGCTAGAAAACTAGCTCTTGAGGAATATAACCAAGACAATAAAGAGTCCTAGTAGCAACAAGCCTTTTTCAGTCCAGTACGCCCTATTAAGACGGGCTGGGTCGTGGATTAAATAAGACTGAAGCTCAAGCATATCTGCGTCTTTCTCGACATACTTAGGTGGCACATAATACTTACCAATACTGACTTTGCCGTTGTTGTATGGAATGTTCATAGATAGCTCGCTAAACCATAACCTAGAGTTGTACACGCTACTGCAAATAACACAAATAAAATTGTAGCTACAAATGGGTTCATTCAAACTCCTCACTTTCTGTATCTTCAACATCGTAAATAAATGCCATGACTTCACTATCTACATGAATGTGTTTTTTGGCTAATTCAGGCTTATGCTCAACAGCCGTATGGACTTCTTGGACTAACTGATAGGCTTGGTATAACTTATCAATCATTTCTTGGCGGGTCACGATATACCCCCAGTTCTCCACACATAAACAATAGCAGGTATGCCAAACGCCAACACACCTGCAACCATACCCAATAAAAAGTCTTTCATAGTTTTCCCCTTTAAATAAATTTAATTGAAATTTGATTTTTTCTAGCTGTTGTAGAAAAAAATGGGTCATACTGATTTGTTGGCAATTTAACAATACTACCTTTACCCCTGCCGCTTGACACAACTTCTACAACTGTGCCAATAGGCCAGTAAGCTGATGTGCGATAGCAAACATTATCGTTTGCTGTGCTACCAATTGCGTATGCTTTTGTTAAAACTGCTTTTTTTACTGTTTTCATTTGATTCCCCCTGTGTTGATGGTTAAATATTAAGCTAACTTAACATTGTGTGCAAGAATTATTTACTAGGGACAAACCCTAATGTATGGATATACAGTAAAAAGACAGGGCAAGATTTGGTAGCTGTTTCATGTAACGCAGAAAGCCACAAAATTCGTTACTTGCTACATCCTCTTGCGATGGCTTAACGCCCTGCGAAAAGGTGGGGTGGCCCTCTGTGTGAAGGAGATTGTGGCAGGGGGATTGCCGCCACCCCGTAATCATTATAGTTTGTTTTTAGCCCTATAAAACGCTAATAAATGGGTAAAACATTCCCACCCAATTCTCAGGTCATCTTCAGGTATCTCTACTAGTTTAGCCTTATTTTGTAGGGCGTTGACATAAACAATGGCACACCGAGCTTTGGGCATCTCAAACCCTTGTCGGTAGGCTGACAACTGCATTTGGTGGTCAAAGAAGTAATCGAGCTTGTCTAGGTCTTTCTCAGTCGTTTTAAAGTCAACCACAAAGCCTGACTTGGCAACTAGGTCGCATTTACCGCCAAACCCACCATAAGCAAAGGACTTCTCAGAAATCCATAGCTGTGAGCCAAAATGCTCGTTTATGGCGTTTTCTACGGCTCGGACATAGGGTGGTAGCTCAGGTATATAAATGCCCTCGTAGAAGGCTTCTATGACCCCATGTATCTGAGTGCCACGCTCTGCTGCTTGCTTGGCAGTTTCCTTGCTGTCAGCAACGACCCGACTTAGCCAATCTTCCTCAGATTCACCCTCTAAGCGAGGTAATGTAAGTGCAGCGAGTATGGCTTGCTCTTGCAACCATCGCTGTAATCCCTCACCCTTGCTTGCACAACCGATGATGGTTGTAACTGAGGGCAGTAGGCCATGTTCTCTTGCGTCTTTGACAGTTGAGTTTCTTTCTTTTCCGTTCTTGCCAACGATGCGATAGGCTGGACTGCCATCGGGTAAGTACCAATGACCGCTCTCACTTGTATTCTCTTTCACTAACATAATTCCCCCTGTTAAACATTACATTAACTGTAGCACAGCCGTTCTATCGTCTGAGTTTTTAACCCTGTCGGCACAAGCCTGAACCACAGTCTTAATGACAGTTTCCAAGTCATCTTGGGCAAACCCGATAATGGGTACTTCTTCATCGTAGCCCCGTTCTTGAAAAGTCTTGACTGTATATTTTTGGTCAATAAAGTCTTTAATCATGTGGTTCATAGCTCGCTCCTAAAGGTTACCCCCTAAAATGGAACATCGTCCTCTATTGCTGCGTCTTGCAACTGCTTATTTACATCAGGTTTATTAAAGGTGTTGCGGTACTCGGCTGACAGCATGATTTGGTCTTTTAGACCTTGCGATAAGCTGTCAAATACTTCTTGGTCAAACTTCTGCAAGTCAAACAATACGCAAGGGTTTACGCCCTGTGGTACACCCGCTTTTTGTACGATTGCGGGAACTGGGGTAATAGCCACCGCATCAGCGTAGGTATTGCCGTTATTAGCGGTTCTGTGCTGAACAGTAACCATGCACCATTTATCTAACAAATTGCGTAAGTCAAAACCACGCAACTCATCATCGGTAAATGATTTGCCACGCCAAGATTCCAAGTCCTTCCGTAACGAAGCCTTATCGCCTAGCGACAGCGTGTAGTTGCGTGTTTGGATAAGGGGTTTGCCCTCAATCTTTAAGTCATCGCCATGAAGCTCCCAAAAGAACTTCACTTTGCGTAGCATCTTGACTTGACCCATGTACTCAGATTTCTGTGTACCTAAGTCAATAATTCGGTATAAACGAGCTAAGTGCGACCCTACTGGGGCTACCTTAAACTCTTTCTTTTCTGTAGTTGTGCCTGTCACAATCATTGTTTCCCCCCAAAAATATTAGAAAAATCGTCAAAAATCGTACCCAAAATGGGGCTAATCCTACGCTTATTGGGTAAGCCACAATGAAACCTGATTAGGTCAATTTCTGCCAAAGTCAACATATCACCATCCTCTGCCTTATCTAAAGCTATCTCAAGGCGTTCTTGGTCTGCCATCATTTCGTTATGTAATTGCTGTAAGTCATCCATAATCATCTCCAAAAGTAAACAGCTTATGCTGTACCACCATATTAAGCCAAATTAAAAAAAAGTGCAAACTATTTGAATCTGCGTTGTTTATTTGGTAAGATAGCTTAATGCGAAAGAAAAAAGTGTTTACCGATAGCCAAATTATCGAGTTACTGGGTGGGCCTACCAAAATAGCCAAAATCTGCAAAATTAGCGTACCTGCGGTGTCTATGTGGAAAAACTCAGGTATTCCTGCCGATAAAATGGTGTATTTAGGGGCTTTGTTAGAGCAAGAATCCAAAGGATTGGTAAGCCGTAAAGACTTATTTCCTGACTCATACCAGTTAATATGGCCTGAATTACGATGATTCCGCATATAGTGGCTTTTGGTGGCGGTGTTGATAGCACAGCTATGGTTATTGGTCTTATCCAAGAAAAACGCCCTATAGACCTTATTTTGTTTGCCGATACTGGCGGTGAACGACCCGCAACCTACGCACACATTGAAGCCTTTAGCGATTGGCTAGAACAACAAGGTTATCCACGAATTACTGTCGTTAAAAGGGTTACAGAATCAGGCGAATACGAAACACTAGAAGAAGAATGTTTACGAGCTAACGCTTTACCATCCATAGCTTATGGGTATAAACGATGCTCGCAAAAACACAAAATAGCCCCACAAGACAAGTTTTGCAATAATTGGCAACCAGCCATTAATACATGGAAAAGCGGGCAAAAGTGCGTTAAATACATAGGTTACGATGCCAACGAAGAACATAGGGCTGAGAACGCTGCCAAGCGTGAGGATAAGAAATACGACTACATTTACCCATTAATTGAATGGCAATGGGATAGGCAAAAATGCTTAGATGTTATTGAATCTGTAGGTATTAAGAATGTAGCCAAATCTGCTTGTTTTTATTGCCCAAGCTCAAAACCACAAGAAATTGTGCAACTTTACAAAGAATACCCTGATTTATTACAACGAGCCTTAAAGATTGAACAAAACGCTGAATTAACTAGCATTAAAGGGCTTGGTCGCAACTACGCATGGGCAGATGTTATTCGGATGCACGAAGCCCAACTGACGCTACCTTTAGTGGGATTTGATGCACCTTGCGAATGTACCGAATAGTTTGTTATACTGTAAGGGCAGAGTGATGTCTGTCTAGTAAGTAGCTCTATACACAAGACCCTTTTGGGTTGTTCTGAGTGTTTAGTAAATGAATAGAGCCATTTATTAAGCAACATCACCTTAGAGCAACCCAAAGGGGTTTTTCTATTTCTGCCACCCGAAACGACAGGGTGTTAGAAGAAGTCGGGGATGGGCTAGAGGCCGATGGAGATTCAGCATCGGAGCGAGGGTCGACACCTGCGATAGCCGCCAAGATACTGGGTCAAGCCAGCTTGGGTAGAGTCGTTACTCGATACATCTCTTGACAGTATCGCCACTTGTGGCGTTGGTCGTTCTATGGATAAAAAGCAAGCTTGCAAAAAGTTATATATAAGTTATATATACCGACATTAAGTAACATTAGGGTTTATCCCTATATACCTTATTATTAAGTAAACTTAACCTACAGTCTTTACGGGGGATTTATGACTACATTTACTACCGATGACCGCATA